GCGGTCTTGTCGTCTTCACTGCGCACGCCCGACCAGCCTTTGATGACTTCGAGCATGAAGGCCATGACGGCGGGTGCGGAGTAGTCGCCAGCCAGCTTGTCGTCGATCTCTTCACTGGTGTGGCGGGTGCAGGTGAGGCCAAATTCGTAGGGTTTGGCGGCGCCGGTCTCGTCGTTGATGGTGGCCTCGATCTTGATGCCAACGATGTCTGAGACGCTGATTTTGATTGCCATGGTGGTGTGCCCGATCTATAAGTTCATGCAGCCCGAGGTGGATGGATTCCCCCAAAATGGGGATGTGCGCGGCGTGCCAAGCTCGGGCAAAACCGGGCAGGTGGCGAAATGCAAAAACACCACCCTGCCGCGCACAAACTTGCGACGCCTGTTAGTAGGCGAAGGTGCGGCCCTGGAAGCTGATAACAGCGGTGACGCTGTTGGGCTGGCCGTTGTTGAGCTTGGCGAACTCGGAGCAGCTGAGGTAGCCGTAGCCGTAGGTGACGCCACCACCGGCCAGAACTTCCTTGAACGCAACCTTCTCCAGGCGGCGGCTGACAGCCAACATGGTTTTCCAGTTGGCCAGGCTTGGGTCATGGCCCATGGTCAAGGTCAGGCTGGCGGGGTTGAAGCCGGTGGCCACGTTGAAGCCGTTGCGGGCTGCCAATGGCGTGACTGCAGTGAGGCGGGCATCGCCACCGCTGTCGCTGATGGTGAGCACTTGCGGGATCTCCAACCAGCCGCTGATCTTTTGCGTGGTGCTGGCGGCGCCGCCACCAGCTGCAAAGAAGTTGAGGTCTGATGTGTCGAGACCGGTCAAGCCAAAGGTATCGGCGGTGAGCTGGTCGACGCGCAGGACGGCGTTGTTGGCGTCTTCCCAGCCCGATGTGACCAGGACTTCGTCCAGATCAGCATAGCCGTGGGCCACGCTGGTGGCGACTGCGGGGTCGGCGTTGGTGATGGCAGACAGGGTTTTGGCTGCGGCGAAGGTGCGGCTGAAGTAGAACTTGGAGCCTTCTGCGAAGAAATAGGACATGATGGTTTCCTGGTGTGGGTGGAAAAGTTATGGGTTAGGTCAGGGTTGCGTCGTTGGCACGCTGGCGCACGTTAAAAGCGAGAGTGGCGCAGGTGGTTTGCTCGCCATCCACGTCAAAGTCGTAGTCGATCTGGATCGGCTGCATGGCAATGACAGAACCACCGAGGGTGATGTCGGCCATGAGGCGGGCATAGACGGCGCTGACGAGGGAGTCGACAGCGACATCGGGCGCGGTGCCTGCCACGGACTTGACATAACACTCGACAGCCACTGATGTGTTCCAGCTAACTGGGTAGCCTGGGGCGAGAGACAAGTCGCTGACCTCGGCCTTGAGCGGACGCACGCTGACGGCCTGCGTAACTGCCTTGGCCAGGGGGCGCAGGCGAACGCGGTCAATCTGCGCTGCCACTGCCGGGCCAGCGCTTAAGGCTGCCATGATGGCGGTGACTGCGGTGTTGACCATGCTCACGATGCGACCTCCAGCAGCAGGCGGCTGACGCCAGTGCCATCAGGCTCGTGCGCGGCCACCACATACGCCACCGCGCCCACCAGGACAGCTGCACCCACAGGGTCTGTGGATACGTCTGCACTGGCCAGGGTGAGTGACGGCTGGCTGGTGGCCATGCCGAGCATGCCGACGTTGCCCAGCGCGTAGCCGTTGCTGAAGATGGCAGACACCACCACCCCACCGACCGAGACGCTGGTGGCGTGCTCGGTTGGGTTGATGAAGGCGCTGATGTCTTCGGCAAACATGGCGTGTGGCTGGGCTGACGCGTGCCTGGTCTGGTTTAGACCGTGAGGGCGTCGACCATGGTGGCGAACGACTCGACGTTGCGCACGTTGACGTCCACGTCCTGCAGGGCCACGATGCGCACGCCGCCGGAGCTGGATGCGGTGTAGGGGTCACGGATGAGGTCTGTGGCGCCCCACATGCCGATCATCAGATCCGCAAAGTTGCCGAACAGAATGGCCGAGCACACGCCGGAGCTGGTGCCTTTGGTCAGGTTGCTGGGCACTGCGTTGGTAGTGGCTGCGCGGTAGCCGTTGAGTGGCTCGCCGGTGTTGCGGTCCCAGATGGGGTCGCCGTTGGTGCCGCTGAATTTTTGCGTGCGCTTTAGCTTGCCGCGGGTCTTGGCGTTGACCAGGTAGCCCATGGTGCCGATGTCGGCGTTGCTGTTGGCCACGTTGGTTTCCAGGTCGATGATATGGTCCCAAGTGGGTGCCAGGCCGTTGGTGCCGCCAATGACTGCCGGTGTGACGCGGGTCAGCAGGCCCGATGGCTGATTGCTTGTGCCCGTGCCTGCAATGGCTGCGAGCTGGATGCCCAAGCCCAGGCTGGTGGACAGGTTACGCATGACAAAGGCTTCCACGTCCAGGCTGGACTGGTTCATGAGCGTGCGGCCAATGTCGGTGAAGCCACCGGCAGTTTTTGGCGACATGAGCACTTGGCCCACAGATTGCTGGCTCTCGGTCGGTGCGGTGTTTTCAGCCACCCAGTAGATGGTGGCGCCGCCGGTTTGCTTGGGGATGGCGACGTTGCCGCGCAGGCCGCTGAGGAAGGTGACGCCCAGCTTGTCGAGCACCATGGCGTTGCGCAGCATCTCGATGAAGCTGCCAGCCATGAGGTCGGTGGCTACCAGGTTGCCGCCCGCTGTGGGTGTGCCGACGACCAGGTCACGGCGCTGGATTTCGGAAGGCATAAACACGCCTTGTGCCGAGCGGCCCATGATCTTGGCAACAGCATCAGAACACTCGCGCTCAAAGGCCATGTCTTTGTACGTAGCTGCGTCGGGGTTGGCCAGGTAGCGGGCGATTTTCAGCACGCTGAAGGCTTTGATTTCTTTTTGCGTGAGGCCAATGTCAGCCGTAGGCAGGGCCTTGCTGGACATGTGGGCAATGACCTCTTGCTGGAATTGCTCGGTGGTCAGGCCGCGCTGGATGGCGGACATGGCCAGCTCTGCACCACCGGGGACGGTGGCGGCGATTTTGGTGATCTCGGATGCGTGGTTGCGCTCGATTACTTCTGTAGTCATGATGCGGGTGCTTTCTTGGGGGATGGGAGTGAGGGATTTGTCGGTGGCTGCGGGCACTGCTGCGGCGGTGTCGGCTGCGGTGGTTTCAACAGCGTCTTCAGCGGCGTCTTCGGCCTTGTCGTCGGTCTGCCATACGGTGACTTGAACGGTGAGGTCTTTTTGCTGCTGGGTGGCTGTATCTGCACTGCGGCCCACGCCGACGCTGGCGTCTGCGGGAACACTGACCAGGGAGATTTCGAAGGGCTCAAAGTCTGTGACGCGGTAGGTTTCCACACCGTCCTTCGTCTCGACAAGTTGGGCCTTGTGAACCATGTAGCCAAACGACACGTTGCGACGGATGCCGCCCAGTACGTCTTGCCACACTTCCTCTGCTCGAACGCTTTTTCCAAAGCGCACCACGGCGCGACCTACCCGGTCGGCGCCGATCTCGACAGATTCGATTACGCCCACGACGTCTCTGGCATCGTGGTCGCATAACAGGTTGGCACCGGAGCGCAGGCGCCCGGTGCGCATGGACGTTGCAGTGCAGTCCAAAATTTCGATGCCCCAATATCTCTCATAAGGGGTCTCGCTGGCAAAGGCCATGGTGGCGGTGCGGGCAGCTTCGTCTACTGCAGCACGGTCTACCAGCAGGGCACGTTCTGCGCGGCCTGCCTGGAGGTGGCGTTGCAGGTTTTCGGGGATGTGCTTTTTGCTCATGGCCGCTACTGTGCGGCCCCACCTGTCCGGTTTTCAAGGCAAAAGACCGGACGGTTTTAAGATTTATTTGCGCCGGGGTCGGCGCATGGCAATGCGGGTGTAGATGGCGTTGCCTGGGCCGTCTACTCGCAGGTTGAATACTGCGGAGGCAATGGCCCGGTAGGGGTCTTTTTCAATGGGCTGCGCGGGCGTGATTTGGCCTACCGTGCCCCAGGCGGCGCCCCATGCTTTGCCCCATGACTTGCCCCAGCTGCTGGTGGCCATGGGCTATGGCCCCCAAGGGTTGGCCTCGGTGCCTGCGCCGTTGATGGCCTGGCCGGTTACCCTGCGCAGGTCTGCCTGAATGGGCGTGGTCTGCGCCAGGGCGATGACGGCGGCGGCTATGTCGGCCGCTGTGGGGCCAGAGCCGCCCACTGCGGTGGTGGCGAAGGCGGCGCTGGTCTTGCGCTCCACATACACACCGGCCACGGGGGTGATGGTGGCGTTGAGGTTGCCGTTGATGGTGTAGTTGCCGGGGGTGGGGAACTTGAGTTTCCAGCCATTGGCAAGGTCTGCCTGGTAGAAAAATGCGCCCGCTCCAAGGTCGAGCGCCTTCCAGGTGTGGGTCACGGGGTACACGGCAGCGGCTGCGCTGTCTTCCCAA